GCGGTTGCAGGCGGTCGCAATCAACGGCTGGCTTGATGAGGACGGCGAACCGGTTAGCAGTGCCGTGCTGGTGGCTGAGGATGCGCCTCCAGAGCGCCGCAAAGAGTCAAAGCTAGATATGTGGCGGAAGATGTTTGAGGCCGCTTGGTGGGCTTCTGGTGCCGAGATTGTCGATGGAAAGCCTTTTGTGTCGCGCTCGGCGCTGTTGGATCATGTCAAAACAAAGCTGGAATTGACCGAATCTTCGGCCCGTCAATACATCAAACCAAGCGTCTCCGATAAGCTAATTGGTGCGCTGATTGTGGCCGAAATGGTGGCGGTAACGGACGCCGGATTTGCGGTAATTTGCCCCAAAACTGCTGGCTTGATGGTCATGATCAAAAACGGCGCGAAATAGCCCGGTAATTACCGGTAACTTTTAGAAAGTTACCGCAGAAGTTATTGAAAACTATAGGTAAAGCATATGCCGGTAACAGAAGCGGTAACGAAAATGGGGCAAGGCGTCGAGCGGTAACGGCGGTAACAGGTACCTTTAGGTACCGTTACCAGTTACCGGCGATGCGGGCGGTACCGATACGGAGAGAAATTGAGCATGGAAATCGATCAGATTTTAGAAGAGCGCGGGACGCGATATGGCGAGTTCACTGGCGTGTCGCTGATCGCTCAGAACATCAAGGCTGCGATGCGTCACAGCGCCAACTGGTCGAAGCTACCGGCTGATGCGCGGGAGTCGCTAGAGATGGTGGCGAATAAGTTGGCCCGCATCCTGAATGGGGATTGCCTTTATGTCGATTCGTGGCGCGATGCCGAAGGGTATCTGAAACTGGTGGCGGATCGGCTGGAGGCAGTCTCTTGCAACAGATTGACCGATAGCGTATCTGAAGATCACCAGACCGAGATCGGAAACTGAGATGACGCCAAAGATTGAACAGGTCGCAGTCGCTGACCTTATCCCCTACGCCTCAAACTCCCGCACCCATTCTGATGCGCAGATCGCACAGATCGCGGCAAGCATTCGAGAATTTGGCTGGACGAACCCGATTCTCATTGATGGCGATAATGGGCTGATCGCCGGGCATGGGCGGCTGTTAGCGGCGCGTAAGCTGGGGATGGAAATAGTCCCTGCTATTGTCCTCGACCATCTCACCAAGGCCCAGCAGAGGGCGCTGGTGATTGCAGATAACCAACTGGCGCTCAATGCTGGGTGGGATATGGAGTTGCTGAAGGCTGAGATCGAAGATTTGAAGCTAGAGGACTTTGACCTTGCTTTGCTCGGCTTTGATGACAAGACAATGAGCAGCTTGTTTTTAGATCGGGAAGATGGCGCAACCGATGCCCAAGCGGAATGGGAAGGGATGCCAGAGTTTGAAGATGACGGGCCATGCTTTCGCAAGGTGATTGTTAGTTTCGATACGCCCGACGATGTGCAAGAGTTTTTCAGCATCATTGGCCAAAGCTATACGGACAAAACAAAGTCGGTATGGTTTCCAGAAAAAGAGCGCAGAGACCTAGAGGGAATGCGCTGGGCAGAAAATGACTGACGATTACCCGCAATTTCCGCTGTATATCCCCAGTAAGGGCCGCAGCGAATATATGATCACCAGCAAGGCGCTAACCATGATGGGTGTGCGTCATTTCGTTGTGGTGGAGCCACAGCAAGTGGAGGATTACGAGCGAGCCGTTGAAGCCATGAGCCTGCTGGCTACGATCTTGCCGCTTGATATGTCTTATAAGGACAAATACGAGACTTGCGACAAACTGGGATTGACCAAAAGCACAGGCCCCGGCCCTGCCCGTAATTTTGCTTGGGATCATTCGATCGCCAGTGGTCACGCTTGGCATTGGGTGATGGATGATAATATTCGGTCGTTTATGAGGATGACCAACAAGGAAAGAATAAAGTGCCTCAAGCCTTCGTTCTGGAAGGCTATGGAGGACTTTGCGCTGCGCTATAAAAATGTGGCGATGGCTGGCCCTAATTATTCTATGTTTGCATTCGGGGCGAGCGCGCTTCCCCCGTTCATAACCAATACGCGCATCTATTCGTGCAACTTGATTCGCAACGCTGTCGGCTTTCGCTGGCGGGGTCGATACAATGAGGACACGATTATCTCACTCGACTTGCTTACCGCTGGTTGGTGCACGATTCAGTTCAACGCTTTCCTACAGCAGAAATTGCAAACGCAGATGCTAAAAGGAGGGAACACAGAAGAGTTCTACCATGCAGAAGGCAAGGTGCAGGATGGCGAGAGATACGCAGATACTGGCACCTTGGCGAAGTCTCAGATGCTGGCAAATGTCTACCCGCAATACTGCAAAGTCGTGCGCAAGTTTAGCCGCATCCATCATGAGGTGAACTATCGCCCGTTCAAGACGCAGAAACTCATCCGGCGCGACGATATCAAAATATCAACCGCGCCGAATGAGTATGGAATGAAGCTTAAACAGGTCAAGCGTTCGTAATATGATCGGCGCTTCCCTTTGCCGTTACGGCGTAAATCATGGTGCGCCCGTCGCCGAATTGCTCGGCATACGCCGTGGCAGCATCAATCGTGTCGAACTTGGCGCGAATCCGAGTGCGCGGATCACGACCACGAATGGCGGTAAAGTAAGCTGCATTGGCGAGGCAGTTAGATTGATGTATACCGAGATTTGTCATTGCTTCCTCCGTTGTGCAATTTTCAATATCAGATACACAGAAAGTGGCAAGAGAGAAAAAAATGTCCCACGTTAATCTCACCGCGAAGCAGGAAGCATTCGCTCAGGGCATCGCTGATGGGCTGGGACAGGCTGATTCCTACCGGCGCGCTTATGGCAACGAAGATTGGAAAGACAGCACGATCTATCCCGTTGCCTCGCGCCTGATGAAAAATAGCAAGATAGTCGCAAGACTAGCCGAGCTTCGTTCAGAGGTGCAGGAAAAGCAACTCTGGTCGCGTGAAATGTCGGTCAAGGCGCTGGTGCAGGCGTTTCGTGAAGGCACAGGATCGGTCAAGGTTGCGGCGGTCAAAGAACTTAACGCAATGCATGGATACAACGAACCGGCCAAGCTGAACATCAATGGTAACTTGCTTACTCGCATCCAGCGCCAAGTGATCGATGACAACGCTAACGATTAACACCCCTCGCTGGTTTAAGCCGTTCCTGTCGCCCAGCCGCTACAAGGGCGCGCATGGTGGGCGCGGGTCGGGCAAGAGCCACGCCTTTGCGGAGGCGGTGATCGAGGCGCACGTTATGGATCAGAAGCGCCGCACGGTCTGCGTCCGCGAAATCCAGAAGTCATTGGCGCAATCGGTCAAGCGGCTGCTGGAGATCAAGATCGAACAGATGGGCGTTCAGTCCTATTTCGAGGTGCAGGAGTCCCAGATAAAATCCCGTCATGGCGATGGCCTGATAATCTTTCAGGGGATGCAGAACCACACCGCCGACTCCATCAAGTCGCTAGAATCGTATTCGTGCGCGTGGGTCGAAGAGGCGCAATCCTTGTCACAGCGCAGCCTTGATCTATTGCGCCCAACGATTCGGAATCCCGGCTCTGAACTCTGGTTCACTTGGAATCCGCGCCACGATAGCGACCCGGTTGATGCGTTGTTGCGTGGCGATAAGCTGCCGCCGGATTCCATCGTTGCCGAAGTAAACTATCGGGACAACCCTTGGTTTCCTGACGTTCTCAAGGCAGAGATGGAATACGACCGGGGTCGTGACCCTGACAAATACAAGCACGTTTGGCTCGGTAGCTACGTTGCGTCCAGCGAGGCCCGTGTATTCACCAACTGGCGCATTGAGGACTTTGAGGCACCAGCAGACGCAACGCACCGCTTTGGCGCTGACTGGGGCTTTGCGGTCGATCCTACGGTGCTGGTGCGCTGCCACCTGATCGGGCGGACTCTCTACGTTGACCATGAAGCCTATCGCGTCGGCTGCGAGATCATCAACACGCCAGAGCTATTCCTGACTGTGCCGGAGTCAGAGAAATGGCCTATCGTGGCGGATAGCGCCCGGCCTGAGACGATCAGCCACCTACAGAAGAACGGATTCCCGCGCATCATGTCGGCGGTCAAAGGCCCCAAGTCTGTTGAAGAGGGCATCGAGTGGCTCAAGAACTATGACATCGTGGTGCATCCGCGCTGTCAGCACATGATCGATGAACTTACACTCTACAGCTACAAAACAGACCCCTTGACAGGAGCCATCTTGCCGGTGTTGTCAGATCGTGATAACCACGTTGTGGATGCTTTGAGGTACGCCTGTGAGGCTTTACGTCGGGCGGCACCTAAGAAGGCCGTCGAGGTTACGCCAATGGCAACGATGAACAGGTGGTAGATGGCGCGATTGACCAAAGACCAGCGACTAGCGAACGTCCACCAGCAGGCGCTGAACGACTTTGACAATTGCCAGACCGTCATGCGTGACGAGCGCCTGCAATGCCTGCAAGATCGCCGCTTCTACTCCATCGCTGGCGCACAGTGGGAAGGCCCGCT